GCACGGTTCCCATATCGGTTGCCGACAAAAACCGGCGCTCCATCACTTCTGTAGCACTTAAAGGCGTTTTGCCTTCCTTATCAAAATCATCAACAAACAAGCCTTTGCGTATGTTCCGTTGACGTTCTTCAAGGGTCATCTGCCCAATATCAAATTTTGATGCTGTCGGCAGGACATCGATGCTTGATCCCGGTGCGCGGGGGATAAAAGCTCCCGGTTCAATAAATACGTTATGAGGGTTAAACACGCCGTCATCGTCGTAGACATATGTGCCAGCCAATGCCATCTCGGCATTCTGGAGGATCATTTCCATAACGTGATTAACAATTTTTACCGTTGGCATTACTTGGAGTAGAGGACCGCGTCCGTATAACTCCGAACTGGATTTAGACCACCGTGCGGTAATCATAGGGCAAGAACCATAGCCCTCTATTTTGTCTTCAACGACAAGCTCACCGCAGTTAAGCAAAAACACACGAAACTTATAGCATTCGTACTTTTTGCTAAAATCTCTAACAAGCTCGGTAACCACGGTATCCGACAATGACGAGTCTTTCGCCATTTTCTCGCGAAGCTTGTCGGAGTATTTAATCCGGCTTTTATATTCCTGTTCGAGATTGGCGAGGGTTTGCTTTTCCTTCCAGAAATACCACCCTTTCGGAAAGCCGTTAGGCCCTTGCAACAAAGCGTATTCGGTTAAGGGTATCGACTTAAACTTAAACTGACCCAGATACTCTCCCGGCTGCATGTAAATAAGCATGGTGCCGATAGCCAAGTCTTGCATGGCTTCGTGGCACTCTTCGTGGAAATTAGAGTTCCAGATGCTTTCATGGATATATTGCGTTAGCTCATCCAGCATCATTTGAGCTTCTTGCGTTCGGTTCTCTACCGCGATATCCGGCCCGAGTTTTAGATGGAACGCGCGGGCATTTTCTGGAAACAAACCAGACAAAATGCGAGACGCAAATTTAGGTACAGATTGAGGTGCCGTATCGTCATAAATCAAATCTGTCCGTTTTTGACCGGGAACATGACTGTGAAAAGAACTCCTGTTGGGGAAGCTGTAATCGTAGGCTTCCTCCCACATCGAAATCCAGTTATCACGTTGCTGTAAGGCAGTACGGAAGCTTTGCAAACTTTCCTTTAGCGGAAGGCTTGCGCCGGGTGGCACTTCAACTTGGTTGTACCGAAGCGTGATTGGGTGTCCCAGCGCTGCGCTCTAGTAAAATTTTCCCAAGATTTATATTTATGCACGCTCGCATCAGCACGTTTATCAATTTTAGCCGCTTTAGCCGCGCGATATGATTTTGTAGCCGTCATTAGGGTTTTCCCCGCAACCATTAGGGTTTTCCCCGCAACACCGACTGCGGCTATGTTTGCCGCTGCTTTTTTTTGTTTAGCAGTCGGAACATCAGCCTGACCTTTAGCGCCTTTTTTGGGCGAGTCGGGGCGTCGTGTATCGCGGTAGACATCGCCGCGCGGTTTTCCAAGCGGGTTTACAGAACCGCGACGTTTTTTCTTCTTAGGTGGGCCGTATGGTTTGTTTTCTGGCATAATTACCTCGTATGCGGGTTTGCTCTTGGAGGGCTTTTCTTACGTTCAGCCTTCAAAGCGTCTTTGTATTTTTGAGACGTTGGTTCCGTAGCCTTCTTGCCCTTTTTCTTTTTAGAGCCATTAGAACCGGTCATCATGCTAATGCCGAAATCAAAAGAGTCTCCACCAATCCCAGAGAAATCAGCGTTGCCTACTGTTTTGTGTGCGCCAGACGCACCAGAACCCTTACCCTTTTTTTGATACACTGCTTTATCCTCTTTGCGTATCGCCAAGCGTAGTGGCGCTACCAGATTTGTTTTCAAAGCCAGTAAGACCGGCACTCATTAAAGATCGAGCCCCGCGCAATCCTTTTTGGCGCTGTAGCCTTGCCTCTTCTATCTTTGCTTCTTCATCTGCTTTGCGCTGCGCCGCTTCCGCTGCTGCTGCTTTGCGCTCTCTTTCAAGCTCTGCAGACCGATCCGGTACTTTAGGTGCGCCTCCAAATATGCCGCCCATTATTCGACCTCGTACAATTCTGCACCATTAAGCATTAGATGCTTCCGAAGCTGATAGGGTGTCAGTATCAGCCCTTTCAAGCCGATCAGATGCTGTATGGCTACGACACAGGTGACGGGCCAAATAGCCGGGATATACATATGAAAATTCGATCTCTTCTGCCTTTGTGAGGTAATTTTCCATATCTCTGCATTTTCCAGCATCCATCCGATTACTGGCGTAAACTCCCATCGCGTGTACGGAGTAATCTTTAAACGGTTTTTCGACCATTCAACGTAAAGCCACACTTTCGATTTCGTGTCGTACCGATATGCTATGCAATGTTGGTACTTTGGCTTTTTACGCGTAAACAGTCTCCACCAGCCATGCACATTGTTACCGGCAAACGCGACGAACCAGAAATCTGAAGGTTTCTTCTCAGGTAAAACGTCCTGATCTTCTTCGCTCATGCATTTTCCTAAAGGGGCTAAAGCCTCGAAAACGGCCCCTGACAACGGACGCTTCTTCGCCCGGAGCGCGGCCTGTTGTAATGCGTGTTCCCTCACCGCCAGCCAGCATTAAATATTGCAGGGCGTCGTGAGGGTGGGAAAAACGGTTTTTGTTGGGTTTGTCGTCGTATTGCTCAATTGAGACCTGCTTACGCTTGAAGTGATACCCGCCTTCAAAACCTGCTATTAAGTTGGTGCAGTGAGGGGAAATCAGCATTCCCGGCATACCGTCAACAAGACGGTTAAGAGGCGCTTCCACGGCTTCAATACGAAGCTCTGGATCGTTAGATGGAGCGGGGCGCACTGGCAATCCATGAGCCCGCATAATCATAAACGGCGTCTTGTCATCGGTTTGCGCCCTGCCCGACCCTGCCGGATCGCCAACAAAGCTCATTGGGAATTTAGGGCTAAACAACAGATCATCTTGGAAATATTCTTTTTGCAGCCCGATGTCTTCGTCTGTTTCAAATTGTTTCAGGCGCTCTTCTATTTCTTCTTCGTTTGCCAAGCGACCATCTGACCATCCCAAGCGGCCAATCTCGTTTTTTAGCGCGATAGCAAAACGATTGGCACCCATGTCGGACGCTAAAAATTCATGCAGAATTATCCATCTGTCAGAATGTATCTTCTGACCAAAGATTGCAGCCGGTGTACGGCCAAAATCGATACCACAGCTAATCTCGACGCCGGGGAGCGGTTGCAGTTCTTCTCTCGCCACATGCACTTTGATAGCGGTTGAGTATATAAGCGTTTATCCAAGGTCTTGCCTTGCCGTGGACAATCTCGGGGTAATACCGGGAATCCAGATTTGATATATTCTCGGCTTCCGGATTCATGGCGTAACTCAGCACATCGCCGCGCTGATCTAGCTGTTCATTCATTCCCGGCGGCTGTGTGAAAAATTCCCAGTTTTTTGGCTTAACAAGGAACCGCCGTTCTTCTTCAGTCATAAACTCAGGAATAGGCACCTCGCCCGCAATAATGCCCCACCAATGCACCTCTGAGGGGCTATTGGTGTCCATAATTACGCCGCTGAAGGTCGCACCACCGTCACGCTTAGAGGGAAAGCGGCGGCATCTCATACTTGCGCCGTCTACGATGCTTTTGCGTATTTCTCTGGCTTCATTAATCCAGACGCCGGTCAATTCCATCGACAGTAATTTGCGGACATCTTCTTCGTGGTCGAGGGCTAGAAAGATTACCTCGGCTTCGACACGGGTATCGTCTGGCAAACCAACGGAAATATGATGCGTATAAGGCGTAGACCACAGGAATTTACCCCAACGGTCGTCAAACCAATCGCGCCAGGTCTTAATGGTAGTGTTTTTTAGGTCTGGATAGCTGTTTCGGATTACTGCCCAGCGCGTTCTGCGTATCTTTTCAGAATTGGGCTTTTGTTTCATAGCCCGACGCATGATTTCAATACAACAGGTAACGCTTTTCCCCGACCCGACAGGTCCACGCAACCCTCTCACAAAGGCATCGCTCTTCAAGAACCCGGATGCAACGTCTCCCGGCGATCCCCATTCCAATGAGAGCGGTTTATTCGACGGTTGAGGCTTTAACATTTTTGATTTCAGTAATTGTGTCGTGAATTGAGTCGATAATTGCGTTCACAAGGCTTTCAATCTGCGTGTCACGCTTCTTTTGCTGCATCGATACCCACAAGCCCGTGATGTTAAGGTCGCCGTCATACTCTAAATGCGTAAAAATAGAGCCCTGATCCGTCTTAACTTGGACGGTTTTGGTCATAGAACGGCTCATCAGTCAGAATAACCTTCCTCGATAGACCTCCGCAGCATGGTTTCAACCACTTTAGCGCCAAAGCTATCAATTAGCTTGTCACACTCGCGATCTGTGCAGAAATCTGTCGGGTAATACTTCATGTGCGTCTCACGCACGATGGCTCGCAAGCGTTGAAGGTCTTGGAACGATACCGTTGTTAAAAAAGACATCAGCACTTCCACCGTCGCAGGGCTAACGCTTTGCGTGTAGGCTTGCCTTTAGAGTCTTTCATTGGACCCTTAACGCCACTCATACGGGCGCAGAAACTTTTTTTGCGTGATTTATCTTTTTTAGACTTGGGATTAGGCGCGGGCGCTTTGAGGTTAGAGCCAGTTTTCCTGTTGTAATAATCACGGCCAGCCTTTGTTAAGCCGCCCTTATTAGATTTGTGCTTTTTTAGCAGAGATACGCCTTTTTCACTCATTTTTGGGCTCCCAAGAAACAGCAGACATAACGTAATATTTGCATCCCTTTGTTTCCGGCTGATTACCCATTTCGGTGTATATTTTTTTTCGGGACACCTTTATTCCGTGACGCTGTTGCAGCTTATACATCGAGAAATTCAACCAGCATTTGATTTCGTGATAGTCGCGCCC